GGCCGCTTACGCGGCCTCCTTGATTTTCTTGACGCTGCAAAGCACTCGGCAGTGATAGCATTGGATGTTGTAGCCGCCAGCCCAGATGACCTGTAGCTTGACGTGGTGGTTGTTGATGAACCACTCGCCGCAAAAATCAGTTCCGTAGATCACTACCAGATCGTCTGAGTCGATGTCGGCGATTCCAGCCTTCTCGAATTTTTGCGCGATTCGTTTGTTGCGGTTTTCGTGAGTGCGCTTGGTTCGCTTGATCTCGCGCTCGACGTGATCATCGAAGCCCCAAGTATTGTCTTCCTGAGTCTGCTTTGATGCTATGCGATCCAGTTCCGTGTAGAACCGATTGTAGTTTTGGCGATTGATTGGGAACTCTTCGCGCAGCTTTGCGTAAACTTTTCTAAACCACTCTCGGTTCGCTTGCACTTCTTCTGGAATGCCAGCGATGCTTTTGGCATCTGCTTCTGCGAACGCTGCGGTAAGTTTTTCTAGTAAGGTCATGGGCCATCTCCGTTGTTGATGGCACCTATTATACTGATTACCGTGTCGTTGTACACATTTATTTACAAATAAGTGCAATTATTTACAAATTAAACCAAGCTATTGTAGTTTTCGACCAGCCTTTTCTTGTCGTAGAGCCAGAAAACCAACAGGTAGCGATCCCCACTGTCTACCGCTAGGCCACGGTGTAGGTTGGTGAAGGAAGGAAAGATCAAGGCGTGTCCGTTGGGTAACGGGTTCAGCACCCCGTGACTGTGAAACTCTGTGCCGCCTCCCTTGTACTCGTCGGTGTTCAGCGGAACCACCACACTGATGTCGGCGCTCTCGTCGTGGTGCCACGCCCCCTTCTGCTTGTCCTTGGGGTTGTAGTTGGCGATTTGGATTGAGGCTACGTCACGACAGTCCCGGTGGTACAAGACATTGAAGATAGGGTTCAGGACGTTTTGCACCACAAACCACATATTGCGATACAGTTCAGGCGTGTGCTCTTGCAGAACAATCTCAGGTATCTGTCTCAGCTCGTCCTCTTCTTGGTTAGGCTCGAAGGGTATCTCTTTCTCCATCTGCTGGATCTCTTCGACCAACATCTTACAGAACTGTCTGCGGAACAAGGGCACCCGATAAACGTCTGGAAATATCTTCTTGCAGAGCTGAGAGGCAGGCGTTTTAGGCAAGCTCTCACGCCCATCCTGAGCGCGAAAGTCCGCGATCATCGGTACGCTGTCCTGCACGGCTTTATATAGGGGCTGATTAACCATCCAATGCGACTGCATCGACAGCATGTAGTTTTTGATTTCATACATTTGTGCAATGATATACAATCCTATACAATTGCTCAATATCAATTAGAGAACTGTCATGGAAATCGAAGACCCAGTCGCCGCTGATCGACGCAGGAAGTCGCTGGCTATCGACCTAGAAACATACGAGATGCTGCGTGAGATATGCGCCAAGGAGCGCCGCACTTTGATAAGTCAGTTACAGCTAATGATCGAAGAAAGACACGAAGAGCTGTTTAATAGGGATCGTCATTGAAAAACATATTCAAGAAGAAGCCGACTCAGATACCGCAATCGTATCGACCTGTGGCTGAAGCTGGCGAGGTGATAGACCTGTTTGGCAGGATGACACTGCACCAACAGGCCGCGCTACTGCGGCTTTGCAGCCGCAACCTCATGATCGACTTCGAGGGTGACTTTCATATGGGTTACGACTTCGACTGGAATGTCAGTGGCGCAATGATCATCGCCAGTCCTGCCGAGCCAGACCTACCCTTGTTAGGCGAGGGAAGCGATACCGCCTAGCGGCCCTCTCAAGCGCATAGCCAGCTCTCTATCCTTGTCTGATGGCAGAATGGTGGGCGACATGGCTGGGTCTATCTGGCCCATTGCAAGGGTTTCTGACGGGCCTTGTGGGAGGGGTTCAAATGCAGATACGTCACCACCAACCTGTGGAACCGACAAGCCTTGCAGCATAGCCTGTGGATCTTCTAACGGCTGCTCTGGTTGAGTCACTTCCTTGGCACTCTCGATCATCTCTATGCCTTGAGGCCCACGCTCTAACTGGCCCGTTGTTGGGTTGATCTTATCTGGCACCAGCCTGTCTTCAAGTATGCTGTCAAAAACTTCTGCGCCACCGCGAGTAGCTGCTTGAGAAACAAAGTAAACGGCAGGATTAACCGCGTTGATGGCTTTTGCTAAATCAGCCGCCACCGTTGGGTCGATTAGCGCGTCAATAAGCTTGTCTTCGTAAACCTCACGTTGAAACGCAATGGTTGCCGCTGTCGCATCGTCAAAGCCTCGAATTAAAATTCGCTGCGGTATTTCCATAGCGGCTCTAACAGCACCAGCAGCCATTCTCCCCAAACCGCGAGTTTCTTTGTCTAAAAGCTTTTGCAGTGCCAATAAAGGCTGAGTGGGTGAACCGCCCCTCGATGCGATAAAACTGGTCGCCTGCATCATCTCAACCAAACCAACAAAATTATCAAGCTCTTGAGGATCGAGTATTTCTGAAAAAACTTTAGCCTTTGTGCCCCTGACTTTTTCTGCACCTCGACCCATCATGACTCGACCTCGTATGCCAAGCCTCGAAAGAAATTTATTGTTTACACCCAAAGGATTGACGCTGGATGTAATCGCGTCATCAAACTGAGTGCGTAACCATGTGCCCTTTATGTTCTGCCAAACCTGCGGATCTTCCGTCTGAATCAAGCGGCGCAGCAACCTAATGTCTTTTGGCTTTATATTTCCGCTAAATAACTTTTGCGTCAAACGCGCTGCTTGCTCTCCGCCAAGCTCTGCTGCTTGAGCAAGATTGTTTATAACGCTTCTATCTAAAACTTGCAGATGACCTTTCGATGGATCGTAAATAGCTGTAGCTCTTGCGTATTCTGGGTTTGCAGCCTTGAGTTTGTTAGATACTTTCTCTCTAATCCTGCTAACTTCTCTCCTTAGCGTTAGTTGAGCATCTTTGGTCAAGCCCTCGATCAACGGCCTAAAATCGTTTGTCAGCGCGTTGTGCAGCATCTCGGTATTGTCTTTGAGCGCCAATTCCCCTTGGGTAGTCTTTGACAGCCCAGAAAAATCTGTAAGCGCATCTAAAAGATCTTGCTTAACGCTTCTGGCTTTGCCTCTTAGATTCGGATCAGCTAAATCCATCTGCAATTGTCGTGCGATATCACTCACGTCAATTGGAGCTTCTAGCTCTAAATCAAAAGAATTTTTGTAAACAGGTGACGCTCTTTCTTGACGCTTTGCTGAAAGTTTTTTAAGCACCTCATCAGACGCTTTGGTTAAATCCACATCTGGATCAAGACCTTGCCTCCCCGATAGCCTAGACCTTTTCAAACCAGCTAAATAATCGCCACGCAAAATTTCATTAAAGAAAACGTCTGCCGCTTCTTCAACCTGTAGCTGTCGGTTGTGGTAGAAATCCCAAAGCTTTTGCGAGCCGGGCTGCATCTGCAAGTAACGCTGAATGGCACCCGCGTTGCTCATGATGCCTTGAGCCTCTGCCCGTGTTAGGTCAACACCAAACCTTTCTTTGGCAAAAGCAACTTTTTCATCAATAGTTTCGCCGCCATCTCGCAAAATAGTCTCAAGTGCGGTCTTCCCGTCCTTGCCGGGGAACCGAGTAGATGCGGTTCTAAACGCGCTGCCTGCTAACTGCGCGGCCTTAGTTCCAAATGGGATAGCGCCAAAGGCAGAGCTAACCATCAAATCATCGGCAAGTTTTGACGTTTTAAGAGGTGGCCCGTCAAACGCTGCGGATATCCCAGCTCGACCTGCGTACACCGCACCGCCGCCAAGAGCCGTTCCACCAGCGCCGCCAGCAGCCGCACCAAACGGGTTGCCAGTCAAAAAAGCACCACCAACTAAGCCAGCCGTACCGACGCCTAGCTCGCCAAGAAATTGTGCAGTTGGGCCAGCATAGCGAGCGGTATCGACAAGAAGGTTATCTTTGAACTCTTTAACCACCTCGTTGCTATATGGGTCAATATAGGCAATGTCTTCGTCTTCATCTAAGAAGTAGTAATCAACAGGATCTATGCCGCGCTCTACCAGCTCTGGAAATCGTTGCTGTGCAAGCCATGCGGTTTGATAGCCTTGATCGTTTGACAAGCCTTGAAGTAGCGCGGTGCCGACACTCGACTTTTCTTCTTCCCGACTCATGAGCTGCTGCTCTCTTGGGGTCGGGGCGACCAACTCTGAGGTCATTTCGAGCATGTTTTGTTCGTGCGCTTCTGCAAACCCTTTCTTTTTCAATAGGTCATCGACAGTCTCGCCGTCTGCCACGGTGTACTCAATGCCTTGGTAAGTTACCTGCGTGGTCATCTATTACTCTACTTCTGAAAAATCGGTGTTCATCGTTGAGCTTTTTGTTTCGGGTCGCAAAGCCGTGCGAAGGATTCTGGCTTCCTTGCTCTCTCCTGCGGCAGCTCGACGCAGCTCACCAGTTTCTTCAGCGGTCAAAAACGGGTTCTTCTTCTGCCAGCCAAGCTCCCAAGACCTAGCAACCCTAAGCCTATCTGACGCAGTTTCTGCACCGTCCAAAATGCCCTCTTGGACGGCTTGGTTCCAGTCTTGCGCTCTTCTAATGTTTAGGTCACCAATTCTTTGCAATAGCGCAGCTTGCCTCAAAGCACCTTCGTAGGTAGACGCAAGGGTTGGCGATGCCGACAAAAACAACCTCATTTCCATCTCGGTAATCGCGCCTTTTGTTTGGCCCACCAAAGCCATTGCGATTCTTGTTCCAAGCGTGTTCACAAGCTCTTGATCAGGAATGTTTGAGTCATAAACAATGCCCAAATCGTCCAAAATTTTTCGAGCGCCCATAGTCCCGGCTTCAACTACACCAAAGCCGTCTGGCCCCAGCTTTTGTAGTTGATACAAAAACATGCTAGTCAATTGGTTTTGAGAAACGCCTTGTTTCGCTTCGTCTGCCCACTCTTTTTCTAACTCATTTAGCGTTTTTGCGGACTCTTTGTCGTAAGTGGTTTCAGGAATAGTGCGCGAATCAATCGTGATCTGCGAGTCGGGTAGCTTGATTTGCGTAGCGCCCGGTATTCTTCGGATAGCCGCTACTTCCACTGGATTGCGAGGGTCAACCTCGATGGTGACGCTCTCACCAGTTTTGGGATCAGGAACCTCATAAATCAAAGGGTCATACGGCTTACCAGCAAGCTTAATTCTCTCAAGCTCTAGCTTGTTCAAATAATCTGTTGCCGCTCTCTCATCAGCCATAGCCATCTGCATGGCCTGCAAGCCAATCTGTCTATCTAGCGCGATACGGCTTTCTCTGTCTTTGCGTAAACGCTCGTTGAAGTTTGAGAATCCAATGCCTGCACTACGAAATGCGCCAGCAGTCGGGTCGGCAGATAGCATAGCCTTGCCAATATCCGAGGCCATATCGTAAAAAGTTGGGCGAGTAGACTGAGAAAAATATGGCGCAAGGCGCTTAGAGTATTTGTCAAAGCTTGCGTCAAAGTCAAAAGGCTTTGGCTGCAAAGCTTTAGCCATTTCGTCAATTTGATTCTGAACGGGATCTACGAACTGCTCCGTATCTAGCGGCTTCAAACCCGTGCCGCTGCCGTATTCTTCCGCTGGATCGTCGCTCAAGCCAACAATTTGTTCTTCTAACTGCGCTCTATTTATCGCCATTACTGGATACCGCTCCCTGAAAGCCGAGTTGCTGGGTTAAAGAAGTTACCCACCGCACCCAGTGTCGCAAGACCTGTACCCACACCCGCCTGTAATGCAGATGGATCTGGTGTGAACTGAGTCTGGAACTGCGTCTGACCCGCTGGTGCCATGCCGACAAACGGCATCAAGGCTTGGTATTGAGCCAGTGGCGCTTGCTGAGCCTGCAACAAACCAGCACGTTGCGCGTCAAGCTGTCGCTGACGCTGTTGCTGTGCCATGCCGCCAATGCCTTGTAATGCCGCTACGTCCTGCATACCAGCCTGCTGAGCCTGCGAACCCAATCCACTCATGAAGTTGCCGTAACCCGTCTGAGCAGCCCCTAGAGCCTGCCCACCAGCCGCTTGTTGTGCCCCAATCTGACCGTACTGTCCTGCCAGCGTTCCTGCCACGTTCATGCCTGTTTGACCTGCTGCCTGTCGAGCAGCCGCACTCTGCTGACCAGACGCTGACAAGGCTTGGCCTAAGCCAGTGCCAGCAGCAAAACGCTGTTGCGCTGCACTACCAAGCTGGGAGCCTAGCTGTTGCTGAGCGCCAAGCTGCTGCTGTGCGGTTTGCTGCAACAAGTTTCCGTAACCTGTGCCTGCCGAATAATCTTGACCGCGAAGGCCAGCCAAACCAGCCGATGCGGTGCGAGCAGCTTGTCGCCGTCTTTCGTCTTCACTGATAGCGGTCTGTTGTGCTCGCTGAAAGCCTTGTGAGCGCAATCCGCCAACAGCCTTGCCCAAGCCTCTACCCATCGCTTCGAGACGCTCTTGGCCCGTTAGACGCGCTCTGGAGCCGAATGCTGACTCACCGCCTCGCTGTATGTCTCCAGCAATTGCGCTGATGTCTTGCCTAGCAAGCCCTTCAGTCGCATCTTGGATCATCTGCTGTACGACTTGATCTTCGTATGGGTCTTGGTACTTCGCCGTCTCTGCCGCTATGTCTAGCTCACCTGTGGTGCCTCGAAGCAGATCCTGCGACTCAGCCAAACCACTGCGTAGTCGTTGCGCTTCAGAAAGACCAAGACCTCTGGCTCTCGCCAAGTCCATGCCAAATCGCTGAGTATCCCGCACACCCCTTCGTGAAAGGTCGCCAAGGTCACCGCGCAAACGCTCTTCAGCGGCTATGGATCTACCACGGCCCTCCTGAGTCCCTCTAAGCGACTCCATGAGCGCACGGTCTCTTTGGTCTAGGGCAAATCTTGCTCCTGACCTTTGGGCTTCTAGCGCCCTCTGAGACGATATGGCTTGGTCTTCTAAGCCGCGCTGAAGCGCAGTAATGCCTTGTTGACCTCGGCGTTGGGCTTCTTCAATGAATGGCTGTTGGATGCCAACATTGGCTCTCGCAAGCTCCATCGCTCGAATTTGATCAGGACTTAACCCTGCAATCTCTTGGGGAATGACAATCGGGCGACCTTCCTCGTCAAAGAAAGTGCGCTCTGCTGCGCGGAAAGCGCCGGGTATGAAGCCGCCTTCACCATCCAAACCAAACAATAGCTGCTGGGTTATCGGGTCAAGACGCTGTTCAGTCTTGGTTACGCCTGCAACAAAAGGCTGCGATGTGCTGCCGCCTTCTTGAAACCGACGAACCCTAGCCAGTTGGCCCGGCGTCAATATACTCATGCCGCTTTCCCCTTTGGCTTATCCGCAAATTCTGCGAATAAATCCATCATTTCGTACATGAGGGCTGTGCCACCTTCTCGGCTTTCGCTGCCGTTTGGTGTCAGTGTGATGATGCCGCCTTTGTCTTTAGCCAGATCAAACGCGCCAGCACCTCTTACTGCCTGACCCGTCATGACGAACTCACCGTCTGACAGCATGGCAGGCACATCATCACTGATTTCTGTGCCTTTGCCGTTGATACCGCCGTTCATGCGCTCAAAGTCTTCTGTCGCTACGTTACCGCCCTTGGCGTAAGCCATCGGCATGACCGAGCCGCCGTATCTGGCTGACATAATCGCACCGCCATAACGAGCCGCTACAGGCTCCTCTTCAGGCGCTTGCCTGCCGCCGCTTAGCGTGGGTATTGTTCCCGCTGGTAACAAACCGTACTCGACAGGATTAGGTGCAGGTTGGCCTGTGCGCCGTGCAATCTCGGCTTCGATGTTGTATCGGCCAGTTGATCCCTCTTGAGTGAGCGGGGTCAAGGCTACGCCTTTTCGGTTCTTGGCTTCGTCATAAGCCAGCTTGCCGAGCAAACCAGCAGCGCCGATAGCGCCCAGTGTTCCCAAGCCGCCTAATCCGCGAGACCCAGAAGTGCCTGTTCCTGCTGTTCCTGCCGTCCCGCCGTAATTGGTCAGGCCAAGCTTGTCAGTTATTCCGCCAAGGAAATCACCGATAACGCCGTAATTACCAACCCCGTCAGCTCCGCCTCCGCTGAATATTCCGCCCAAGCCGCCTTGTTGTCCCTGCTGAACAGCGCCAGCTAACCGTCGAGGGTCAACCTGTCCAGCTTGGGCCATTTGCATGTAGAGCGCCTCAGCCCCTGTAAGGTCGCCAGACTCAATGAGTGCTGTCACCTCTTTTGGCAGACCTAAATAACTGCCCAATTCTTCGGAACCCATATTGGTTCCCATTGTCATAAGCGGATCTTGTGCCCCATAATTGGTTAACCCAATAGCGTCACCAATGCCGCCCAAGAAGTCACCAACTCGGCCAAAACGACCAACATTATCGGCACCACCACCGCTGATCAAGCTGCCTGAGCCACCCAAGAGATCCCCTAAACGACCAAAACGACCAACATTATCGGCACCACCACCACTTATAAGCCCAGCAATACCTCCGCTTGCGCCACTGGTACCGCCTAAGAAATCTCCCAAGCGACCAAATCTGCCTATGTTATCTGCGCCGCCACCGCTTATAAGTCCAGCAATACCTTTGCCGAGACTGCCTATACCCGAAGAAATGCTTGAAACAGGATTGCGTAAAAAATTTCCTGCGGCTTTACCAATGCCGCCAAGAGATGCAAGACCCTTGCTCGCTGAAGCGGCAGCCCCAGCAGCACCAGCAGCACCAGCGCCCGGTATAGGTGCAAAAGCACCAGCGAGAGCTAAGGGGCTTGCCCTACCTTTAGCTACGTCGTAAACCGTAAATGCCTTGTTTGCCAGTGCCGCTAACGGTTGCCAAGGGCCGGGTATGAACTGAGCCACCGCTGCAATCGGCTTGATTACCTTCTTTGCAACCTTCTTGACGCTTTTCCAAGTTTTCTTGAACCAGCCAAACTCTTCTAGCCCAGTAATTGGGTTTAGGCTTGCGATACCCGCGCCGACAACCGCTGCCTGCGGATCCATGTCTAGCTCAATAAGCCGCTTCTCAACAGCAGACTCAAACGCTGGATCGTCCATTGACTCAGGTGGTAAAACGATCTCGCCGTTACGAAGATGCGCTAACGCGACATCACCACCTCGACCAGCTTGAGAAAGCTGCATAGCAAGGTCTGCCATCGGAGCGTTAGTGCCAACTTCGGCAGCATTGATCAAGCCGTCGATGTACGCCATTTCGCCTTCATCTTCGGCTTCGCCGCGAGCCATCATCAGCTCGTTGATGGTGTTTTCTAAGTCTTGGTTTGAGTTCCCAGAGGATTCTATCTCAGGGACTCCCATCCCCATGCTTTCCAATTCATCAAGACCCTCAACAGCACCTTCGAGCAAGTCTGTCTCAAAGCCAGAATTAGGGCCGGGAACATCAACTTCACCGCCCTCTGCGTATTGCTCCAAACCCATCGGCATATCATCGCCAATCAAGTTTTGAATTCGACTCTGTAGCATTGCATCCATTACGATATACTCACGGTTACAGCGCCAACGCCAGCGGTGATCGCCAGTCCCGTTGGATAAGTTTGATGGCTGTACAGGTCTCTGAACACAGTGCCGTCAAACGCTTGATGTATTTGGTTTGTAGTATTGAAGATAATACTACCCGTTGCAAACTGAAGCTCACTGATTTCAGTAGAATTGAAGTGCGGTGAAATGGTGAAATCAACCGCCCCAAGGTTTAATTCTAAGATCCGAACAAGCCGATTGAAGGTGTCTGAACTGACAGAATCGGCCTGAGAAAAAGGCAATCGGGTCTCAAGCAGCTTGCTCACGCACGTCTGCCGCTAGGCTGGATGTCGATTCGGGTAGAGCCGAGCCTCCATTTATATCCCTTCTGCTCAGTGGCCGTGTTGTCATCGTCGCTCTCAAACCGAAAGGCTACCTGACGTGCTCTAGTCCGCACGTTGCTAAACGTGGTTGTCGGCGTGACCTGAGAGGTTGAATCGGTTGTCAAACTCTGGCCGGGGTAATCTCTGCTCTTGAGTACGATATTCATGGCGGGGTCTACGCTCACACCTGTCGCAGTCACAAACTTCATATCAGGAATGATCTGCTTTACAAAGGTAAACGAGTCGCCAGATGAAATATCTAAATCGGCGCTCTCGATGAAAACTCCAGTCATAGCGTCTTCATAGTCATCGAAGCCTGTTTCGTGCTCAAACACACACTGCTGAGAGCTTGTGGTTGCTGTGGCATAGGGCAGATCCTCGATGCCTGCATCAAGCCATGCGTAACGCACCAAGCTACCCACAGACCAATGATTTTCTTCGTAGTTGTAGATGACGTATCGGCTAATCTCGCCAGTGCCGTCTGCAATGCTGGGATAGAAAAACCATATCTCGCTGAACTCGGTGTTGACTCCCATGTGACACTTGAACGCTTGATCTAGGTCTATGTCCTCAAAGACATATTCCTGCACGGTGCAGGGTAGACGCTTGACTGACCCGCTGTAAAAATAAAACCCTGTCTTGCTGGCATAAAAAACGCCGTTTGGCGCGTTCACACAAGACTTTGGCGACAGCAAGCCAGAACCCTCGTCAATCAAATTGATCGCAAAGGTGAGCGGTGGCCCAATAAAATTCATGCTGTACAGGCTGGTGTCGGTGAAGATCAAGATTTCTTGACGAGACTTGATTCCCCCAACAATGAAAGAGCCAGAAGATAGCCTCAAAGAACCCGCTGTGTTTGTGGCCCTTGGTTCAAAGTCCAGCTCATTCTCTTGGTCTGAGAAAGCCACCAGCATGGGGTCAACCACTCCAGTCCTGCTGCTGCCCGATATCGGATCTGCGCCAAGAACCACTAAATGGCGGTCAGTCTCTGAGGTAATGACCTGAAGCGCCACAGTCGGCACCAAGTTGGCACCAGTAACGCCAGAAAGCTCAAGCGCCCTGACGCTGGTTCCGTTGTTTTCAACCCAGCGATATATGCCTGCGCCGCGAGGGTTGATGATCAGGTTCTCGCCGTAGTTGTCGTGTGTCCACAAGCGAAGCTGGTTTATTGCACTGATTGATGATGCAGAGCCAAACCCACCAGAACTCCACGTCCCTAAACCCCAACCAGTTGATTTTACGAAAGTGTCTAGGCCAGTGTTTATTTGATAAGTGCCAACGACGCTAGATCCGCCATTGCCACTGTCAGATGCGTTGGCGGTAACCGTTGAGCCAGAGGTGTCTTTGGCGGTTATTGTGTAAGCGTTGACCGAAGTAACGAGGTCGATTTGATATTCTTGATTCAAAACGCTTGCGGTGACCAAGCCTCCAAGAGAAGCCGCTCCGCTGAACGTCACAAAGTCGCCATTGACCGCGCCGTGCGAGGTATCGGTGACCGTTATTGTTGAAGAGCCATTGGTTGCGCCGAAAGTGACATCACCAGCAGACGTGGTTGCCCTGATGGGCGTTATATCGTAGTAGGTGCCGCCTTCCTCGATGTAATACTTGAACGTCGAACCGACGCCAAGGTATCGAACCCCGCCAAGAGATATCCAAGAGTGCAGGGCACGGCCCGTACCAAGGTAGTTGTTTGAGCCGAGCTTCTGCCAGCCACCTACTTTCTCGACACGGCCCTTTCTGAATCTTACGAGATTACCGTCTACCCAGCCGCCTTTAGCCGAGTAGTCGGTGCCTTCCTTGTCGATGCCCGGCTGAAAATCTAGTGTTTGTAGTGGCATAAGCCATTACGCCAACCGAATGATCGCGCCAGTAGCCGTGGGGCTAGGGAATACAATAGT